CGTTAGACAAGTTCCAGCAGGCAGGACGCGTGCAGGACTTTATGAACTACCAGATCACGACCGTCATGAAGGAGTACACGCCTGAGTTTGATCAGGCGATGTTTTATCTGGGCTATGGCGGCTCGGTGTTCAAGAAGGTTTACTTCGATGCCCAGTTAGATCGGATGGTGTCGAAGCTTGTGCTGGCAGACGATGTGTTTATCCCGTACTACGGATCAAGCGTCATGAGCCAATGCCCACGGATCACGCATCGTATTGCGATGGATTCCAACGAATACCGCAAGCGCGTGGTCGCAGGCGAGTATTTGGATGTGGTGGTTGAAGGTGAGCTCTATCCATCAGACGCAAGTCAGATCCGTTATCAGGTGGATAAGCAAACAGGCGTGGTGGAAACCGGTGCGCCAGAAGAAATCTTCTTGCTTGAGTTCCAGGTGGACTACGATTTGCCGGGATTTGAGGATACGGATGAGAAAGGCGAGCCCACAGGCATCAAATTGCCCTATGTAATCACGATTGATGAGGCTTCCAAGCGCGTTATCGGGGTTAAACGCAACTGGAAAGAGGACGATGAGCGCAAAAACAGGCGCAATTACTTCGTTCACTACGTCTTAATCGAGGGCCTTGGGTCGTATGGCTTGGGTTTTGTGCATTTGGTGGGTGGTTTATCAAAAACTGCCACTGCTGCACTGCGTCAATTGCTCGATGCAGGCACCTTATCGAACCTTCCAGCAGGCTTCAAGGCCAAAGGCGCACGGATCGCGGACCAAGACAACCCGATTCAGCCTGGAGAATGGCGGGATATTGACGTAGGTGGCGCGGAATTGCAGCAAAACATGCTGCCTTTGCCCTACAAAGAGCCTTCGCAGACGCTTTTTGCCTTACTTGGGTTTTGTGTAGACGCCGGAAGACGTCTTGCCAGCATCGCCGACATGCAAGTGGGCGAGGGCAATCAGATGGCGCAGGTCGGAACGACGCTTGCACTGCTTGAACGCGGCACGCAGGTCATGTCGGCCATTCACAAGCGGCTGCACTACGCGTTAAAAGAGGAGTTTCAGCTCTTGGCTGAGGGATTTGGCATGTATTTGCCAGATGAGTACCCCTATGACGTGCCAGGAGCGTCGAGAAAGATCAAAAAAGCAGACTTCAACAACCTTGTTGCCGTTCAGCCGGTCTCAGATCCCAATATTTTCTCGTCAGCACAGCGTTTAACGCTTGCCCAGATGCAATTGCAGATGGCGCAGACCGCACCGCAGATGCATAATCTCTATGAGGCTTACTATCGCGTTTATACCGCGATGAATGTGCGCGATATTGACAGCATTTTGAAGCCGCAGCGCACACAAATGCCCAAGGACCCGGCAAGCGAGAACGGTGACGTGTTAGACGGCATGGAATTGAAGGCATTTGCAGGTCAGCAGCACGATGCGCACATTGCTTCGCACTTGATGATGGGGCTATCACCCATGTTGCAAGCGCAACCCATCGCTGCCATGACGCTGCAAAAGCACATCCTGGATCACGTGCGCTTGAAGGCTGAAGAGGCCACAGAAGCCGAGTTATTCATGGCCTATGGCAAAGATCCCGACCGTATGGTGTCCGAATTACAGCGTGAAGCGATGGTCGCGCTTAAAGTTGCTGCCTTCATGCAAGAAATTAGATCGCTACAGAATCAACTCATGGGCAATCAGGGCCAGGGCCCTGATCCGTTAGTCTTGCTTAAGGAAAAAGAGCTCCAGATCCGTGCGCAAGATGATCAGGTCCAGCAGCAGATTGACAGGCAGCGTCTGTTGGTTGAGCAGCAGCGCACGCAAGCTAATCAGCAGGCTAATCAGGCTCGCATTCAATCGCAAGAACGCATTGCCGCCGAGCGTGCTACGGTTGCGCGTGAGCGCGCGGCTATGATGGATCAAAATGCTCGTCGCGCACAGCAGGTGCAGGCGATTAACCAACGGAGGAATCGCAATGCCGCTTAAACAAGGCAAAAGCCGGAAGGTCATCTCGGGCAATATTGGCGAGATGATCAAGAAGTACAAGGAAACGGGGTCGATCGGCACCAGCAAGCCCAAGAACAGGGGCGCTGCCATCAAGCAGGCTGCTGCCATTGCCTACGCTACGGCAGGCAAGCCCAGGAAGTACAAAGCGGGCAGCACGCCTGCTGGTGTGCAGGGTCCGTTTATGACGGTCAAGAAAAAGGACGGCAATCGTCCTGTGAAAATTTACTAGGAGTATTAATCATGCCTATGACGTATCGCAAGCCCACCGCAAGCGAAAAAGCCAAGATGGAAAAAGCGCGTGAAATGACGCGTAAAGGCATCGAAGGCGAAAGTGACCTTTTGTCTAAGATCTCTACCACCGCAGCAAAGTCTGCTCGCGACGAGATTAAGGAAGGGCGCAAGATGATGGAAGAAGTGCCCGAGAAGGCCCGTGAATACGAGGCTTATCAAGAGGCAGGCTACAAAAAGGGCGGTCTTGTGACTAGCCGTGGCCAAGGCAAAGTGATGCGGACAAAGCAAACCCGCATTTGCTAATTCCAAGCCCTTCTGGTGGGGGCTAAACCACCTGCTTTTTCATGGGCTGTGACCATGCTTGATTTAATCGAACGCATACTGAGAGAAATTAGAACACTACGTGAAAGCACGGAAGGACTCGTGCTTAACGGATCGGTTCCAGATATGGAACGATATCGTTTTCTGATGGGTCGCTTAGAGGCACTCAAGCTTGTTGAGGTCACGGTCAAAGATCTTTTAAACGAGCGAGAGGAGAATCTCTGATGGCATTGACGGCACTTGAACAGAAGTGGCAAGAGCAAGAAGCCCAGCGCAAGCCCGCGTTGGACGATGCTTACGACAAGGAAGGTAACTTTGATCCGCAGTTGATCGAAGGCACGGTCCTTGATCGATTGCCCAAGCCTACGGGTTGGCGTATCGCCATCCTGCCGTATCGCGGCGCACAAAAGACCAAGGGCGGTATTGCCTTGTCCGAAGAAACCCAAAAGCGCACTCAGGTGGCTACCACCGTTGGCTACGTGCTTAAGCTCGGCCCTCTGGCCTACTACGATCAGGAGAAGTTCCCTGACGGGGCGTGGTGCAAGGAGGGTGATTGGATCATCTTTGGTCGTTATGCCGGTGCCCGCATCCCGATTGATGGTGGCGAGATTCGTTTTATTAACGATGACGAAGTGCTCGGCGTGATCAATAACCCGCAAGATATCGTCCACATGTAAGGAACATCCCATGGCCAATGAACAACTTGAATTTAATTTAGGCGAGAACGAGGAGCCTGCAACCGTCGCGATTAACGAAGACGGCACCGCAGAGCAGCTTGAAAAGCCGCAACCTCCTGCGGTTGAAACGCCCAAGCAGCATCAAACTACGAGCGAAGATCTTGATCAGTATGGCGACAAGGTCCAAAAGCGCATTGATAAGCTAACCGCACGTCTGCGTGAGACTGAGCGCCGTGAGCAAGAGGCGATTCGCGTGGCTCAAGAGATGCAGGCCCGCATCAAGGACGCCGAGCAGCGTTACGCGCACGCGGACACGCAGCGTATGGGCGAGGCTAAGGGTCGGATTGAGACGCAGGTCCTGGCGCTTAAGCAGATCATGAAAAAGGCCCGTGAGGAAGGTGACATTGACACCGAGACGGAAGCTCACGAGCGCTTAACTGCAATTCTTGTAGATCAGCGTCGCTTGCAAGAAGAGGCTGCACAGCGTGAGGCGTATGAACAGCAGCGTGCTGCACAGGTTCAACAGCAGCAAACTTACCAGCAACAACAAGCCGCTCGCCCGCAACAGCCCCAGCCCGACCCGCGTGCGGAAGAATGGGCCGAGAAGAATGAGTGGTTTGGCAAGGACGTTGCGATGACAGCAGCGGTCCGAGGCATCCATATTCAGCTTGTATCGCAGGAAGGTTTTGATCCGCGAGGCGACGATTACTACGAAGAGTTGGATCGTCGCATCAAAGACGCCTTCCCACATAAGTTTCGTTCTGATAGTATGAACCGTTCAGCCAACCGTCCCGTGCAAACGGTTGCCCCTGCGTCACGCTCTTCGGGTGTGAACCAAAGCGCACGCCGCACTGTGAAACTGACCCCGAGTCAGGTCGCAATTGCCAAGAAACTAGGTGTTCCGTTAGAGGAATACGCAAAGTACGTGAAGGAATAAACCATGGATGAGCAAACACAAGACGTTTCTGCAACCGCATTGCCGAAACTACGCCGTGAAGCACGAGCAGCTGTATCTCGTGAGAAAACTGCGCGCCGCAAGCCCTGGGCACCTCCTTCCAAGTTAGACGCTCCCCCGGCACCGGATGGATATAAGCATCGCTGGATTCGTCGTGAGACGATGGGATTTGATGATCGGATGAATGTCACAGCAAAGCTGCGCGAGGGCTATGAACTCGTGCGGGCTGACGAGCATCCTGATTTCACGTCCGCATCG